GCAATGCAAAAAAACGTAACCGAAAGATGGAAGGCGGACTTAGAGCACGGTAATTGGTTAACGAGATCAGTAAGACCACTGGTACTCGTTTTTCTTATTATATCTACTGTAATTATGGTGTTTGTAGATAGTGGATCAATAACATTTAACGTCGAGCAGAAATGGACAGATTTACTTCAATTAGTTTTGATGACAACCATTGGGGCCTATTTCGGCGGACGATCAGTTGAAAAGTTCAATCAGTTTAAAAACAAATAATGGCTAGAATTAGTACGTATCAAAAAGATACATCCGTAGAAAAAACCGATAAGCTGCTTGGATCTAATCTAGGTGGCACAACAAAAAACTTTGCCGTAGAAGATATATCTAAGTTTTTTAAAAATACTAATGCTGCTGGAGTTGCTGGTCAGTTTACCTATCAATATAAAAATTCAGCGCCTTATGGCAATGGTACTATGCGTATAACGTTTTCTAGCGGTACAACATTTCAAAACGTTACGTCAATAAAGATTAGCAAATATATACAAGGCGAGGAAGACTCATATCAAAATATATTAAATATATTAACAGGACAGCAGCTACTAATAGTAGATCTTGAAGATCAAGATAACTACGGTATATACGGGGCTGGTACTTTAACGCAAGATAGTTCAGAAACTGATTTTTACGATTTAGCATTAAGTACACCAACAAAATTTAATGGATCGTTTACAAATGAGAAATTTTATGCAATAATATCTATTGGTGGTGGTGGTTCTGATAAACATGCAACTTTATCATTTTCATCAAGCAATTTTGCTAGTACCACAGATAGTGAAGGTAATGTAGTATTACTAACGGAAACTATCAATGGATCTACTATGAAATACATTAATTGGCAGCACGACCTAGGTAAAAGAGCTAGTATTACAGTAGCTGAGTCAGGTTCGCCAGAGCAGGTAGCGCATGTACCTGTAAAATATATAGATGACAATAACGTGCGTGTTTATTTTAAAGGCACAACTAGCGGTAAAGTATACGCTAACTAAGAAATTATAAAAATTAAAAACAACAACTATGGCAATACCGTTTCTTTCAAATATTGATATGAATAAAAACGAGATACAAAATCTCGTTCTTCATTCGCAAACATCAGACCCAACTGGTACAGAGGGTCAAATTTATTATAACTCTAACACAAACAAAGTATTAATACACAATGGCAGTAGCTTCATAAACATTAGTGGAGATATAGCTGATGTAGCTTTAACAGCTGGTGATGGTATTGATATAACACAAGCAACTGATTCAGACGGTAATTATACAGCTACTATATCTACAGACTTAAAAGCTAATGGTGGTCTTGTAATTGAATCAACTGAAATTGCTGTAGATTTAGGTGCATCATCAATAACAGGAACATTAGCAGTTGCTGATGGTGGTACTGGCGTAACTTCAAAAACTGGTACAGGAAGTGTAGTGCTTTCTAACTCACCTACATTAGTAACGCCAGCGTTAGGTACACCAAGTGCATTAGTAGGAACAAACATTACTGGAACTGCTGCTAGTTTAACAGCTGGTAAAGTCACTGTAACAGAAACAACATCAGGTTCTGGAGATTTTAATATAGTTTACCATGATGGTAGTAATGGTTTACTTGATGAAGAAGCTAGTACGTTCTTTTATACGCCATCTACAGAAACATTAACCGTTAAAAATCTTAATGTAACAGTTAAAACAACACAAAAAGATGTTGAAGTAATTAACACTTCTGGTGGTATAATTTTTGAAGGTGATACAAATGATGATCACGAGACAACGTTAGATGTTATAAATCCAACTGCAGATAGAACAATTAATTTACCAAATAAAAGTGGTACTGTAGCGATGACCAGTGATTTAGTTGCTAATGAAAAAGTAACTAAATTATTATCAGGTGACGGTTCAAATACAACTTATACAATAGATCACGGCTTTGGAACAAACCACGTTATGACTCAAGTGCTTCATTATGGTAATGCGGGAAGTGGAGCTACTTATGATGTTGTTTATGTCGAAGTACAAGCCGGTAGTGATACTGATAAAATAGATGTAATATTTGGAACCGCTCCAACTACAAGTGAAGATTATCTTGTATTAGTTAGCAAGTTCCCTGCTGCATCTTAATAGACAAAACTAAAATAAAATATGGCACAAAATTTCTTATCCGATATTAAGCTTGGAGACAATATCTATATACGCCTTGGCGATGCCACTGATGGTGATCTTCAATTATATCATGGTGGTTTGCATAGTTTTATTGATAATCAAACTGGCAATTTATATATAAGAAATTTTTCAGATGATAAAAACATACATTTTCAGACAGACGATGGTAGTGGTGCTGTAACTGATTATATAGTTATACATGGCCAAGAAAACATCGTAAAATTCCAAGAACATAGTAGACACTTAGATAATAAAGAGGCAAGATTTGGTACAGGCTCAGACCTAAAAATATATCATGAAAACTCAACTGGTCATAGTTATATAAAAGAAGCAGGAACCGGTGATTTAAGAGTTTTAACTTCACGATTTGTTCTTAATAATGCAGCGGATACTGAAAATATGTTCAGAGCAACACAAAATGGTGCTGTAGAACTTTATTACGATGCGGTTAAGCAGCTAGAGACAGACACTAATGGTGTAGAAATTATTAATAACTTAGGTGTCGGAAGATTTCCTAGTCCTATTTATGGTATATATCAAGAATTTAATTCAACAGACGCTAATCAAGATAACAAGTTTGCATATTTTATTGATGGAAACTTTAGTGGCGCTGATAACACAGATGGTGATAGAGAACAAGGTGGTATAAGAATAGATATAGATTCTTCAGCGGATGGAGATGCTAGTGATGAACATAGGTTGTATGGTATATGGACGGATGTTAGGTTTACAGGTTACTCTGACTTAGTAAGAGCTGGATATTTTTATGCAGAAAATAATAATTCTACAGGCTCAGAGAAACAACAAGAAACTGTTGGTGTATATGCCTCCGCGGTTGGCGATGGAACAAATACCAACGCTGGAACAAATAATTTAAAAGCTGTACAGGGTCAAGCGTCAGTTCAAAATGTTGGCTATGTAGGCGCGTCTTATGGAGGGTTTTTTCAAAGTTTTTTAGCAGGAGTAAGAACAGCAGACGCTAATAATCTTGTAGGTGTAAGAGGTGAAGTAGAAATAGATTCTTCAAGTAGCATAACACTAGGCAATGCTAGAGCTGTACAAGCTGTAATAGATGTAGATAATACAACACCTACAATAACAAATTCATTTTTATATCACGGTACATACGAAGGTGATACATCAAGCATCACAAATAGATACGGTCTCTTTATACAACATGCAGCAATAAATAGAATAGATGGCACGCTTGGTATAGCTGGTTCTTTACCTGTATCGACAAGTGCTTTAACTATAAAATCAACATCAGCAAGTTCACAACAATCAGCAATAGATATTATACAAAATGGTGGTACTAACTCTATTATACGTATGGGTGAAAAATCTACAGATGGTGGTAGGTTTCATATGTTTGATGGTGGTACAGAAAAAATTGCTTTCTATACAGACGGTACTGATAATCATATTTCTGCTGGAAACTTAGGAATTGGAACGGAAAACCCTGCGAGACCTTTAGAAGTAAATTCAAGTCAAATTTCCGCAAGGTTTACATCATCATCTATTGATTCACAAATAGAATTAGTTGATAGTGGTGGTACAGCAGTTCTTGGTAGCTCTAGTGGTGCTTTTTTAGTACAAACTGGTAGCCAAACAAGGTTAACTATATCGACTAGTGGCAATGCAACGTTTGCAGGAACAGTAACAGCTAATGGTACTACACTAACTGGCAACACTGGTACAGTAACAGGTACTGGTACTAACAATAGAATAGCTATTTGGAATGGTACAACAGCAATAGACTCTGATTCAGATTTTTATGTGGATGGTGATACAATATTTACTACAAATTTAGAAGCCTCTGGAAATGTAGTTGTTGCTGGTAATTTACAAGTTAATGGAACTACAACTACAGTTAATCAAACGAACTTAGATGTAGCAGATAATATTATAGGTTTAAATAGAGGTTTAACTGGCACTAATGCTAACGACTCTGGTATTATAATTGAAAGAGGTTCAAGTGGTGATAACGCTGCTTTTGTTTGGGATGAGTCAATAGGATATTTTTCTTTTGGTACTACACAAAAAACACCATCTGCTACAGGAGCTGTAGCTAACGAATCTGACTGGACTTGGAAACCTATTAAAGCAAGCGGTGCTGTTTTTACAGGAAGTATAACATCTGGCGCAATAACAGCAAGTGGTGATATAACCTTAGATGATAATTCTGGAGCATCTCCATCACTATATCTTTATAATGGTGATAATAATTATTGGAGAATATTTAATGGTAGTAGTTTAGATTTAACATTTAGAGTTGGTACTGTTACAAAGTTTAGCATTGATTCTTCTGGTGATGCAACTTTAAGCGATGGTACAGCTAAAAAACTTTCCATATTAGCATCTACACACGACACAAATACAGCAAATACAGCAACATTAGAATTAGGATACGGACACTCTGGTGGCACTGGCGTTGGTAATATAGTATTAACAGAAGATGCTAACAATAGTTTTGGCGCAGATATGACGTTTGGTGTACCTCACAATAATGGTAGTGGTGGTAGTTCAACAAGAACAGCATTAACTTTAGATGGTGGTACTTTAGCAGCAACTTTTGAAGGTAAAGTACAGTTAAACCAGGTGCCCGGAGCGTTTACACTAAATGAAAATACAGGTGTAAAACTTGCTATTGTAGGAGATGGCGGTGATAATAATGATGGTTTAATCATAACAAGAGCCAGGGGTAATCAAAACCAATTAGACCAGTTTATAAATATATACAACGATGGTACTTCAACATTTGTAACTTCAGGAGGTACTTCAGCTCATGGTACTTTTGATTTTAGATCTACTACAGATAAAGGTGATACTTCTGTAAGTAGGTTGTCAATTAATGCTTCTGGAAATGCAACTTTTGCAAACCTTGTAACTTTAGGACCAGGAACAACAGGTTCTCCTTATGATTCAACAACATTTTTACATGTTAAAGGTACTACAAGATCAATTGTACAACAATCAAGTACAACTGATGCTTATTATATGTTTGGTGATGCTGCAGCTAATAACGTCGGTTGGTTTGGTTATAACCACACATCTGGCAACGCAAATATACAAGCTGAAAATACTATAACTTTATATAAACCAACAAATGTAGTTGGTACTTTTGCAGCTAGCGATGACTTTACTCTTGATAATTCTTCGCCAGAAATGTATTTTAAAACTGGGTCTACTCACTATAACTGGATGATAGCAGCTCAAGAAAACGTAGATACAGCTTTAGAATTTACACCATCTAATGCAGTTGGTGCTACTGGAACACACGATACTCCAGCTTTAACTTTATATGCTAATAGAAACGCAACTTTTGCAGGGGATGTAAGAATAAATGGTAATGACTTAGAATTTAATGGTGCCGCTGCAAAAATATCAGGTACTAGCGGTGGTCAAATAAGTTTAAATTATAACACAACTTCAAATCAACCTTTAATTTGGTATGGTGGTGGTACATCAGAACAGTTTAAAGTTACAAACGCAGGTGTTGCAACTTTTGCAGGTGATGTAACAGCAACTGGCAATACACGGTTCATAAAAATAATTAATAATGCTAGTACTCCTGCAACTGCTATACAATTAGCATCAGATAGTACGGGTGATGGTCAATTAAGGGTAAATGACAGCACTGGTACAACAAAGATATTTTTCTACGGTGAGGCTAATAATGATAGTTATATAAATAACGGAGGAAATTTAGGATTAGGCACAAATCAACCACTAACCAATGCTGCTTATAATAAACTTTTACATATACACTCAAGTGGTGGTTTAGGTTCAGTTTTAAAATTAACTGATACAACTACTGGGGCTGCTGCCGCAGATGGTTTAGAAATAATTCAATATGCAGCTGATAGTTATTTATTAAACAGAGAAGATGGTGATATAAAATTTTATACAAATGGTAGTTTTAGAGGTCAATTTGATAATAGTGGTATTTTTGAAATAGAAAATGCTACCGCCTCTGGCACAGCTATGTACATTAAAAATACGACTAATTCAGTTGCAAATACAAAAACACTTATTGATTTTAGAGCACAAGCTAGTGATAATAGTCCTTTCTATGTGTCGGGTCAGATGGGTAGTAAAGCAGAAGGAACCTGGACAAGTACAAGTAGCACAAGAGACGCATCATTAATATTTAACACTGTATTAAATGGTAATAATGAACTTGCGTTAACATTAGCAAGTGATAAATCAGCAACTTTTGCAGGTAGTGTTACATCTACGTCACTTGCTACAACTGGTAGCACAGGAACTTTAAATTTATCTGCGCTAACTAACGTAATTACTATACCAAGTTTGCAAGATAATGGAACGTTTTTAAGTATAACACAAACTGGTAATGAACAGTGGTTATTTAAATGTGAGTCAATAGGTGGTGGTACAAAAGATTATGTTACTATAGGAGCATCAGGCGCCGCTGGTCAATTCCGTGTACATGAAGATGGTGGTATAAGTGCGCACGGTAATTCAGACACAGTGCCAGCAATAGAGATACACTCAGATAATACTCATGGCATGAGAATACTTCATAGAGCTACTGATGGAGATTTTAGTTTTGAACGTAGAGTAAGCGGTACAAATACAGAATTTTTAAGAATTGGTAGGTCAACTGGTAACGCGACTTTTGCAAGTGATATTACAGTTAATGGTGGTGATGTAAATGTAACAAAACAAAATGATGCTCCAATATTTGTGTTAACGCACGATGGTACAAATCCAGGAACAAGTGATCATCTTTGGCAAATAATGTCCTGGGTAGATTACAATGGAACCCATGAAAACTGGGGAAACATAACACATAGAACTACAAGTGATAGTGCAGTAAGAACTGAGTTATTATTTGATGTTAAATCACAAAGTGGTAATATACAAAATGCTTTAACACTACGAGGTGGTAGTGGAACACCAAACGCAACTTTTGGAGGTGATGTTACTTTAGCTGCTACAAAAAAATTATTTTTAGACGGTGGTGGTAATACATACATACAAGAAGTCGCTGGTGATGATATTGATATAGTAGCAGGTGGAAATCAATCAATAGAAATTAGAGGTATCAATACAAATTTTGGAGGTGATGTTACTTTAGCAGGCACAAAAAGTCTTATAACAAATTCAATATTGACAGCAAGTGGTGACTTAGATATCAAAACAGTATTGACCTCTAGAGATATTAGGATGTACGATGGTAATAATAAAGTTGCCGTTAGGGTTAAAGGTGATGGAACTGGAACAGACTTTAGAAACGCTGACACTAGATTTATATCTTTAAATTATGAAGATAGCGTTAACACTATAAAATCTCACGCAGGTTCACCTAATTTTGGAATTGAATCTTTAAATATAAAAGGTGATGTAATTAGATTTTATACTGACTATGATGCTAACGCGTTAAATGGTAATTTAACATTAACTTTAGACAGTAGCCATAATGCTACGTTTACTGGTATTGTAGGTATGGGCAGCACTGGTATTTATGCAGGCACTAACGCTCAATTAAACTTACCAAGTTATGCTTTAGCCATAAAAAACAACGTATCTGGTAGTGATAATAATTGGAGTTATGTAAGAAACACAGCAACTGGTAACCAAGCAAATTTAGAATTTACAACAGGAGTAGGAATATCTTTAACATTAAATCATGATAAATCTGCAACTTTTGCTGGTAATATACAAGCAGATTATCAATTATTAGGTAGAGCTTTTAGAGGCGCTAATAGAGGTGAATTACATCTTAATGGAACTGGCACTGATGATGTTGCTGAAATATTTTTTGGTCATGGTAGTGGTTACACAGAAAATAATATAAGATGGGCTATAAGTGATAGAGGCA